CCCGCGGAATCGGCTCGCGACGAAGGCAGACGCGACATCGCGGATTGGCTCGACAGCGTTGGAAAATAAGATTTCCCGTGATTTTAAGGGAACGGAGCCTTCGGGATTCGTTCCCTTTTGGGGGGATCTCTACTTGTTGTTTTCGTGGTTTCCTAAAGATGTTCACAGGGGATCTCTCTGCTTTTTCTAATTAAAAACCAGGCAATATAGTGTCCGCCAATAATCAGCGTGGGCACCGCGGCACCCGTTATGAAGCACCCCATACCGTAACTGTCTTCAGTATAGTTCATACATGCAATAGTATCCGCAAAAATATCGTTTATAAAGAACCATACAAGCAGGCTGACAGCCGCGATATGCAGCGATATCAGAGACGAAAACCGTTTCCTTTTGTAGAAATAGTGTGCTCCCCCTGCCATCACAAGCGGCCCTGAGAGCCACAGCAGGTACCATTCCTGAAACCTGAAAGCGAGCCAGATAACAGCAGGAAAAAACGGCAGCACAAAACACGCCAGCCCGATCGTCAGTACTATCCATGTGTACCACAACGCTTTCAAAACTTTCTCTTTCATCTCAATCTCCTTTTCTGAAAAGTCCCCAAAGACGCGGATTTTTAAGCCTCTATTATTAATAACGCGCGAGTGTTACATGAAGTTCAAATTTTTTAAGAAGGATTACCCGTTAAAATAAGTCTAAATTTTCTGTACCCTTCGGCAATGTCCGTGCGTATGCGTTATTTAGAGGATTTTTTTGAGAAAGCTGTTTTTCAGAAAGGTAGGACTTAACATGAAAACCTGGATCCGTAAAGGGGTACACGCCCTCTGTTGGCTGAACTTAGGCATTCTTATTTACATACTGGCCCTTCTGTTTGAAGTGATCACAGCCCCATTCGACACCTGTGTCTTGGATATTGACTTCGAGCTTACCTGTATTCTGGTTCTCATGTGCGGCATAAATCTGGGGCTGGCTTACGCGATGGTACGATTCAGAAAGTTTCACCCCTGCACTGCCCTGACCGTTCTGTTTATGATGGACCTGGCAATACACCGAATGCACTGGGCGGTATTCAGCATTGATCACGAACTGGATCTTCATGGTTTCAGCAATCCGGAGATCTTCGCGCTTCTGTACGTCTCACAAAAGACGCTTCTTACTTTAATGCTGTTCCTGCGTCTGAAAGAACGAACGGCTATCGCGCCTTATGTGCCATAAGCGCTTTTCGAAGCAGAACAGGAGCTGCGACCGGCAAGCTGCGTTGTCAAAGCCGCAACACCTGTGCGTTCACTGATTCTCTTGAGCGAATCGCCCATCTCGGTAAAATGGAGATGCCGGCTTTCAGGATATTCCAGCCTTTTTCTACAGCATTGAATGCCAACCCCCATTTAGCCATTTGAGCACTCCAGCCATTTACATAATTGGACACATCTTTTGCAGTTTCCCCAAATTCTTCCAGAGATTTATCTGCATCGGAAAGTGCGCGTCTCAATTCCGAAGTATCGCCGGAAATTTTGACGAGTAATTTGTTTTTATTCATGGGGGCCCCTTGATTTTAAATTAAGGTATGGTTTAATTTAAGTAGGAGGTAATTTTATGCCGGAAATTTTGACGATAATGGTCATTTTGCATGATTACGCGCCACGCTTTTTCAAGGCAGTTCTGTGGTTTTTAGGAATCAGCTTTGCAATCTTCGTCATGTTTTCCAGCCCCTTAGGTTTCCTAATCGTTGGAGGTGGACTTTTAGGGGCTATTTTACAGGCAGACTATGATGCAAAGAAAAAATCAAGCAGTGAAGGAAAAGCAACGAATACTACTTCCCCTTCGGAAACCAACTCGCAAACGCCTTCCAATCCTCAGCCGTAGCCATTCAGGCGGCTTTTCTGCCTGCTTGGCATCTTCTTCACTCATGACGATCCCAAGCCTTTCAGCTTCTTCGCACAGGTCCTGTATTCCTTTTTGCCCAAGCTGAAACATGGGAAGAAGCTGGTATCCGGCGTCTCCAAACAGTTCGATCGCTGTTCTTGCCTGTTCTGCCTCATCTGGAATCGACGCGATATGTTCTGCCAGCTTTTGGAATCGTTCAAAACCGCCAAGTCCCCGATAATCGATAGATTCGATCCCAACGGCTCCCAGTTTATCGATCGCCCCCTGATCGCCAAGCTGAGCAGCACCCAACTGCTCCTGGAACGTTTTCATGGCATCAACAGCCGTGTCAAAGTTGGCGCCAGTCTGCTCCGCGGCATATTTTAAGGCTGAAAGTTTACCAACCGCGATTCCTGTTTGCACACTGACTTTTTGAAGGGCTGTCCCCATTTCTGTGAAGATCCCAACTCCGGCTCTCAGGATATTCCAGCCTTTTTCTACTGTATTGAATGCCAATCCAAAAGCTGAAAGTTTAACGCTCCAATGGTTTACGTAGTGGGAAATATCCTGAGCAGTTTCCCCAAATTCTTTCAGAGATTTATCCGCATTGGAAAGTGCACGTCTCAACTCCGCAGTATCGCCAGAAATTTTTACGATTAATTCGTTTTTATCCATGGGTACTCCTTGAAATTATTAGGGGATCTTGTTAAAATAATATTGGAGGTTTATATGGCTGTTATTTTATTGATTTTTGCTCTGGTCATCACCCATGATTATTTCCCGCAGGCGTTTCGGTTTCTCTGCTATATCTTTGCAATATATGCCGTGATCGCAGCAGTGTACCTGGCGGGACAGTTTTTATACTCAGATCCTTTATTGTTGTTCTTGATACTCGCTGGCTGCATTCTTTGGTTTGTAGTCACTCTTGTGCAGCAGGAAAAAGTATCTGACAATGATGACACGGACACCTATAGTCTCTGTGATCCGGACGAAAGTCCGGATCATCGTTTGCCGTCAGATGCCGAGGTTTCAGACATTCCGATCGAGGATACTTATCCTCTCAGGATGCCTTCGGAAACCAGCTCGCAAACGCCTTCCAATCCTCAGCCGTAGCCATTCGGGCGGGTCCCCTTGAAATTTTTTTGGGATCTTGTTAAAATAATATTGGAGGTTTATATGGCTGTTATTTTATTGATTTTTGCTCTGGTCATCGTCCATGACTATTTTCCCGGCGTGTTCTCCTTCATTCTGTTTTTATTAGGAGGCTCATTTCTTTTGTGTTTCCTTGGCTCCAATCCCTTGCTGATCATACCATTTATTGGTATAATCATACTTCTTTTACTTTTTCCAGAAGAATTTCGGCCAAAATCTCCGGAAGAAGTGAAGGCCATACTAAAACGCAAGGCACGCGAAAAGCGGCATCAAAAACAACTTCGGAAAAAGCAGCTTCAGGAAGACAAGACTTGGGAAACTCAATCTCCCAAAGTAGAGGGGTATCATCCCAACAATGGCTGGGAGTATATTGAACCCCCTACTTCTTCGGAAACCAGCTCGCAAACGCCTTCCAATCCTCAGCCGTAGCCATTCGGGCGGGGACGGTGGAAAATAGGATACCTCCCTCTTGCAGATACATTCGGTTTCGTTTTCAGACCGTCTGAAAAGATCCCTCTCTCCTTGCCATTCAAACCGGGAAAAAACCGGGGAAGAAAGTAAAATCAAACAGTGTAAAATAATGCAATTAAAAAACCGAGAAATTCACAAAATGCCTTAAAATAGGGTTTTAGAGCGTTCTAACAAGAAAAATTAAGGCAGGTTTAATTAAAAACCTGCCTTGGATATTCTAGGGGAGTCGAACCCCTGTACTAGGACTGAGAATCCGCCCAAAATGGGGCTTTTTGCCTACCCAAAAATCGCGTTTCAGCCCCTATTTTAGCGGGTTTTCGTGTCGGTACAATGGGGGGGTGGGTGAATTTGGGGGCAAAAACGGCAAAAACGGCAAAAAAAGGGGCAGACCAGCAAAAATTCAGACCATTTCAGACCACTTTTCAGACCACTTTTTGGACCGGAGAAAGAAAAATTTTCCTCAAGCCTTGACAAAAATTTTCCGATATGATAGAATGAAAAAACCCGCCGGGGTCGCCCCCGGCAGGTCTTCTCTAATCATTTTTTACTTAAAAGGCCGGAGAAACCATTGCAAGCAAAAGAATGATTACGAGAACGAAAACGAAAAATTTTTTCATTTTTCAGTCCTCCTTGTAAGGGTTAAACTCTTGTAAGGAGGTTTTTTTCTAATTGAAACTTCCCTCCCCCTTACATTTAATATATCGTCTTTTTACGTGTCCATCTTCAATTTTTGAGGATTTTTTTAGAATAAAATACCGAAAATTTTCATAAAAAAAAGGGGCGTTTCGCCCCGCGTTTTACGGTGTTAGAGGCCGTTTTCCTTTAGACGCTTCCAGGCGATCTCCACGTACTTTTCCTGAAGTTCGCACCCTGAAAAATTACGGCCGGTCCGGTGGCAGGCAAGGGCCGTCGTGCCGGATCCGGAAAAGGGGTCGATGACCAGTGCGCCGGAGTCGGTACTGTCGCCGATAAGGCGCTCTATCAGCTCCAGGGGTTTCTGCGTCGGGTGAAGTTTTGGCCCGTTCGTGCGGCGCCCGCGTTAAAGCCATGAAGTCGGACTATGTTACGTGCCCCCGGCTGTTTTGCCCTGAATTGCGTGTTGGGGGTCCAGAAAAGAATGAATTCGTGGTTAAAAGTGTAAAAGTTGCCCGCGCCGCTTCCTTTGTCCCAGATTATGCAATTTCTCACCCCTAAAAGCTCTTCTGCGAGCGGATAAAAGAACGCATAGCCCCGCCAGTCCGTGAACTGGTAGAACGCCCCTGTGGGCTTCAGAATGCGGGCGCACTGCGTGTAGAACTCCTTCCAAAAGGGGCGGGAAATGGCAAGATCCGCGAAATTCCCCCTTGCGCCATTGTGCGTGAGGCCCTGGAAGTATGGCGGGTCCGTCAGGATACAGTCTGCCGAGCGGTCCGGCTGATCGGCCAGAAAGTCCAGCGCGTCCGCCTGGATAAGTTTGATTTCCGTTTTTTTTTCTGTCGGTTCGTTCATTCTGTCTCCTTCGGTCTGTGGCACGTCCAAAAGACCCGCTTAAAGCGCGGTCCGTTAAAGCGGGTGAGGTCTTCCATCGTCAGCCTTTCCGGCACGGTGAAGGGCGGGTCGAAAAGAACGGCGGTCTCCCCCGGTTCAAGGTCAAGCGTCTTCCAGCGGATCCCCACGTCCGAGATCCCGTCCTGAAAAAAGATGATGCCTAGAAAGGGCTGCGTTCCGTGCCATTCCAGCCGCGGCCACTCTCCGCCGGTCTCATAGTCAGTGAGGCCTTTATAGCCGGCCTTTTCGTAGGGGTCCCAGAGTGTCCGGCAGTCGAGCGAGAGCGCAAGCGGGGCGGTCCACGATACCTCAATTTCCGGGTTTAAGTTGGTATCTTCGCCTTGCTCTGCGCCGGTTCCGGAGGTGTCCGAGTCATTGTAAAGCCAGTAGGGAAGGTACTGCCAGATAGCCGTCACCGTGACCGGTACTTTGCATAGGCTCTGGATCGTCGTATACGGTATGGCAAGCTTTACCTCTATGACATACCGCGTCCACTCTGTATCAGGCCCGTCCCTGTCGTAGTATGCCGTGCAAGACGCCAGCGCGGTATCATAGTACCCAGGAGATACCTCCTCTTCCAGCTCCAGCTCTCCTGTGATCCCGTCAAGGATATGCTCTGCACGCAAGTTACGGCGGGCTTCCGGATCGTCAAGACCGGAGACGTCCGGCAGGGGGATCCGACGCCGGAGCGTGACGTAGCGCGTGTAGTCCTGCGTGTAAAGCATGGAATCGCCCGGCAGCGGCTTAATATACTTTTCCTTCAAGAAGTCACCTTCCGCTTTCCAGTTGGCGAGCTGATCCGCACCGCAAAAAACAGGGAGTCGGTCGCCGTGACCGCTCCCTTTGAAAAGAGCGGATCCAAAAAGCCCTTTTCCGGAGTCGGCCAGCCCCCCGCGGATCGTGAGGCGGGGACTCAAGCCGGGCGGGGCGTCCGGATTGTCGGGCACTTCCGGGTACTGGTACGGCCAGCGCCACATGTGGCCGTAGTTCGCCAGCCAGTCCACCGGGCAGAAAGTCAAGGGCGTGCCGGGGGTGAGCTTTGAAAAAAAGTCGTCTACGGCTCCGCAAGCCGCATTGTTCCGGTTCCGGCGGTCGATTTCGCGGTTCAGGTCGTCTGCTTTCATTCTTCAAGCCTTTCCGGGTGGATGACCAGTGCCGGGCCGGAAAAAGTCTCCGGCCGGAGTTCTTTGAAGGTGAGTGTGAGCGAGGGGCGCTCTTCCGGATCCTCTGCGTCTTCCGGCAGGTGAAAGTCCAGCGTGCCGGAAAATTTCCAGCCGTCCGTGATGTCGAGGGCGGCTTCCTGCACGCTGTACCAGCCGGCCGGGTCGCCGTATCGGCCAAGTATCCACTCTTCCCGGTTCGCGTTCCAGGTGAGAGCTGAAAAGGTCTGGTCGTCTACGGTGTGCGAGCCTTCCAGCTGATAGGCCGTGCCGTCTCCGGCAGGCGCAAGGTGAAAGTCCGTGCCGTCTATCGTCCAGTACGGCACGCCGAAAAGGCGCTTTTCGCCGGAGCTGTCGGTCCACTCATAGTCGGTGAGGCCGTAAGATGTGCGAGTGTAGCCCAGAGTGAACTCCGAGCCGTTCCAGAGTTCCGCGTATACGTCCGTAGGCGTAGCTGTGTATACGGCCCCGTCTTCCGGCTTTGCGGCGATGTCGAGGTCCAGCGTGTAGGCGTGCACGTAGTGGTCGTAGATGCACCAGCCTGTGTCTATTCTTTTTTCTATGTAGACCCCGTTAAAAAAGGGGCCGTTCCGCATGTCGCTGTGCTGCCGCCAGAAAGTGCCGTCTCTGTAGGATATAGGGTAGTACTTTACCCACCTGTCCGACTCTTTGAAGATCCCGCCGAAAACCTGCTCCGGCGGGTAGATCGCGTCACCGGGCATCGGCAGGACGTACTTTTTGCCATCCGGCAAGGTCTCCGAGACGTACCAGCCGTCGGCGTTCTGCACCCACCGCCAAAGTCGGCCGCGTGCGTCGAGGGCTGCGGCTTTGAAGTCCGCGTCCGTGCGCTCTGCCGGATACTGCGAGTCTCCGGAAAGATAGAGGCTGTAGCCGGCCGGATAGTCCGCGAGGATCGGCTCCGGCCGGTCGTAGTCTCTCTGGTCGTCGAGCCATCCGAAAAAGCAGCCTTCCGGCTGGACAAAGACGGCGGCGGTCCCTGTCTTTTTATGGCAAAAAAAAAGCCGTCCGAAAGAGTCTTCTGCCGTGAGGCAGAAAGTCCCCGCCTCTATCGGCTCTTCGGCCAGACTGTAGGCCGTGAGCTTCAAAGGCTCCCCGGCTTCATCCGGGCGCGGTGTAAAGGCGCCATCGTCCCCCAGCTCATAGATAGTGACCGTAGCATATCCAGGAAAGATCGTACCATCTCCGGCCTTTGATGCTGCCGGCACGTCTTCATCCGGCACGCACACAAAACTACGCGCGCCGTTGTCCAGACCGCAAGCTCCGGAGCTTGACGCGCCAGCTTTTGGACTTTGCGCCATATCGCGCAAGGTCTCAGCTACCCTCTTTTCTTTAAAGCCGTATACTGTCTCTTCTTGCATGGTCAGTACCCCAAAACTTCCGCATCGATGCCCAGCGGTGAAAAGTCCGCCGCCGGGTAGACGTTGAAAGGCAGGTAAACTCCCGGCTTTTCTTTCGCCAGGCGGTTCCCCTTACCGTCGAGCTTCACTTCCTCCGGCCTTCCCTGTGGGTCCAGAGCGCGTATTATCTTCTTTCGGTCCGCGTCCCAGCAGTAGTTCCCATAGTCCAAAAGGTCCGCCCGCCAGGGCGTCGAGGTGAGCGGGTCAAATTTAAACTTCACCGAAAAGGACACTTTCGCATACCGTATCTTGCCCAGGTACGGCGTCTTTGGCGGTACGTGCTCTTCGTAGGCTATGCTGATCCTCTCCATCTTCGCGTGACCTGCCGGAGCGCCCCAGAACGGCCCGGCGTTCAGCGTGTTCGTGTACTGATAGATCGTGGCCGGAGGAAAAGCCGAGGCGAGGTAATACCTCTGGATACTAAGCACGATAACCGTAAGCGGCCGAGTCAAGACAAGCGGCTCCCCGGCCGAGTTCATGACCGGCGCGCCGGTGATCGCGTCGAAAATTGCCCGCGTTTCCTGCGTTTCCGCGTCCCACGATACCACGGCGGGAAGTTCCAGCGGGTCGGTCTTCACGGCTTCAAGGTCTGCTGTGATCGTGTACTTTGTCGTGTGCTTTCCGCGCCAGCGTACCGGAGAGACTCCGGAGACCGAGACCCTTTGACACTTCATCCCGTGCCAAAATTCCCCCGGTTGGGGGAGTTCCCGGCTTCGTAAGATGTGCCCGATCTCTTCGTCGGGCGTGGACGCTATGGCCGTAAAAGTGTAGGCGTTCCCGGTCTGCACTTTGTCTTGCGTCCCTGTACTTTCGAGGGTCTCATCGTGCGAAAAGCCGCTTGCTGTCTGTGAGATGATGATCGCCATGTGTCAGTCCTCCGGTGAGTAGTCAAGCCGCGGAAAGTAAGTATCCCAAAACCATTTTTCGATAGGCCGCATAAAGGGGCGCGGTTGGGTATGGGTTGCCATTGTCGCCCATTTGGGCACGTGGTAGTGCCTGTGCAGCTGCACGTGAGGCACGGAAAATTTACGTTTGTGAGCGCGTAAAGTCCGGCCGGATCGATTCTTCCGGTAGTCGGATCCTCCCCAGACCTGCATCCCATCGCCTCTTTCTGTCTTATATCCGCTTCGCACCTTCGCTACTTTGTACCCATCTTGCCATTTTCTGAATTTTTTGGTAACTCCGCCAAATTCCAGAGCGTTGACAATTTCACGAGCACGCGGTCCTTTACGTCCGCCAGCCTGTAAATCGACGTAAACGTGAATTGTTCCGTCGGCGAGCGTCTCCGAGAAGATAGCGTGTTTCAGCCATTCATCCTTCCAGCCCGGCACGTCGGACGGGTGAGAGATCGGCCCCTGCCCCGGCTTTGACGCTTTGTTAAAGCGTCTGGTTCCCATGTCGTAGATCTCATTCGGCTTCAGTGCCACACGTCCGCCGCGTCCGCCGTGAGCTACGACGGCTTTTTTCCCACGCATGAACTCTACCGGGTCGCGTGTCGAGCGGATATAATCTCCACTTCGTCGGTCCCAGTAGTATATCTTCTGCTCTACCGGCAGAACCTGCTTTTTATTCGAGCTTCGCCGGATACGTCCGCGCACTTTCTGCCATATCCAGCGTGTCGCGTCCTGTGCGTTCCGCATGGCCTTCTTTTTTACCGCCTTCCGGATCGGCTCAAAGTCGCACGCCACGATGATCGGCGGCGCGTAGGCTATGGTGAGCTTCATATCAAAAGCGTCCTTTCAGGCTTTCCATGATCCGGCGCTTTGTCTCCGGATCGGTGATAGTATCGGCTTCCGTCTCCGTCTCCGTCTCCGTCTCCGGTTCCGTCTCAAATTTCGGCACGAGAAAATCGAGCGGTATCTTTTCATCCAGCCTGTTTTCATTCATCAGGCAGGCGGCCAGAGCGGATACCTGTGCCCACTCCTGCCGGAGCTTCGCCCGCGTCATGATGTCCAGCTCCCGGAGCGTGTACGGCTCCGGAGACTGTCCCAGTACCGCCGAGCACTCCAGGATCAGGTCCCAGAGAGTGCGTTGAGCTTCGCTTCGGCTTCCTTCGCGGCTTCGGTCCGCGCCTTCATGATGTAAGCCTGCGCCTTTCTCACCTGCTCCCCTTCGAGCGTCGGGAAAAAATCGGCAAGCGCCTCCACGAGCGCCGCGCTTCCGCTGAGGATCGCTTCCCCGGCCAGAGTGTCAAAGAAGTCGTCCTGCGTGACCCCGCGCTCTTTCGCAAGCTCCCGGCACGTGATCCAAAGGACTTCCGAGACAAGCACGGGGTCGGTGTTCAGCTTCGCCAGCACTTCACCGCCGGATACGTCCAGAATATCAAAAGGCTTCCCTCCCGCGGTGACTTCATCGCGGATACTTTTGACCGTCCGCACGGTGAGACGGACCGGCCATTCACGGCCTTTACTATCGGTATACTTTGCCATCTTTTTCTTCCTTTCTGCGTGTCATACGCCTTTAAAAACAGTCTTGCTTTTCCCCCTCTGGATCTTCACGCTCTCTTCGGCCAGCTCTATCTGCTTTTTCGCCTGCCGATCGCGCTTCCGTTCGGCCTTTTCGAGCGCCTCCACCATCGGATTTTTCGTCCCAAGCGCCATCTCTTTCCTGAGCGCCTCCACGCTTCCGCGTGTTATCGACTCCACCGGCCCGGCAGCCGCGATGTCCTGTGCGTTCTTCGCGTTCTCTTTGAGCCGATTTTGTGCCTGTTCAAGGCGTGCCTGGTATCGGTCGCGGTCGCGGATCTCTCCGCGCCACCACTTCTGGTAAGAACTCAGTGTTTTTTTTTCTTTATCAGATAGCACGCCGTCGGCAGTAAACTCCTTCAGCTTTGCCCGATACTCAGTTTCATACTTTTGGGCGTCTTTTTGGCTTTGAGATAAAAGCCCGCCTACTATCTTGATGACTTTTTGCGGATCCATCGCGTCCCAGCGCGCATCCTGCCTCCGCTCCGCGTCGCGCTCAGCCTGCGCGTCCATTTCAAGGTTAAAAGCACCAAAACTCGCAATTTCCGCTTTTTGGCGTTTTTCTTCCGCTTCCTTTTCCGCCTTCTTTCGGTCGTTTTCCGCCTGCTTCGCTCTTTTGTCAGCTTCTTCCTTCCGCTGCTCTTCCGCGCTCTTTCGGTCGTTTTCCGCCTGCTTCGCTCTTTTGTCAGCTTCTTCCTTTTGCCGCTTTTCCGCGGCTTTTCTATCCGCCTCCTTTTGCTCTGCCTCTTTACGCCGTTTTTCGTCTGCGTCTACCCTCAGAATTGCGTTCTCTGCGTCGTTGAGGCGTTTTTGCGCATCCACAATTTGCGCGTCCAGGTCGTCGAGCTTCTTTTTCTCTTCTGCGTCGCCAGGGCCATTAAAAATCCATCCTTTTTTGGACTTTTCAAATTTTTGACTTTGCGCCTTCCGCGCGTTTTGGAGATCTGCAAGTTCCTTTGCTATATCGTCTCTTGCGGCCTGAGCCTGCTTCCGACGTGCTTCTTCCAAAACTTCGTTGAAGTTAAGGATTTTGCCTGTCGCCTGGTCTACTTTGGCACCGAGTGAGCCGTACGCCTTCTCAAGCTCCGCAAGGGCACCCCGCGCATCACCCCATAGCTCCAGCTCATAATACAGTTTAAGCTGTTCGATCTGCGAGTCAAGAAGATCTCGTTTTCTTGCGTTCGCTTCATTCTGTGCCCTGGTCACTTCAAGGGCCCTTTCCGCAGCCGCTGCATAGTCTTCTTCGGCAGTGCAAGCGTGATAAATGGCCGCCCCCAGGCCAAAAATTACCGCGCCAGCCGTGACGGCTGCCGTCGCTATCGCAAAAATAGGGTTCATCGCCAGCGCATAATTCCAGAGACGAAAAGCGGTGGCACAAATTCCGGTTTTTGCTGCGAGTCCGACCTGTGCTGCTCCAAGTGTCCCGGAGGCAGCAGCCGCGGCCGCCTGAACGGCTGCCATTTCAGCAAAGACTGTTTTTAGTGCGGCGTATCCGATTTTAAGCTGCTTTCCCACTTCAAATGCAGCCATAAGACCGCCAAAGACTTTAGATGATACGGCCCCAAAGTCGGTGATTTTTTGCATCGTCCAGCCAAAAATCCCCAAGGACTCCCCAGCCTCAGTTGCCGCGTCCTTGACTCCAAGGAACGCACTTTGCAAGTCCCCAAACGCTCCGGCAAGGTTTCCGCCGTTCTTCGCTACTGCACCCAGACCAGAGAGCGCACCGGAGGCTTCCACGCCTGCTTTTAAAATTTCTTCCAGGGGCCGCAGGTTTTTTTCAAGATTTCCGACCTGTTCGTCGAACTCTTTAAAGCGAGTGGATACAGACTGAAAACCAGCCCCGGTCTCGTCCACTGTTTTGATCGTAATTTCCGCGTCTGCCATTTTGGAGTCCTGAAAATGTTGAAATTTTATATTTTCCTTCAGTGCCTGCGCCGTGCCCTGTGGCTAATACCTTTAGGCTTCCTTTTCGGCTTTGCCGATGTCATTAATCGCACGCTTTCTACCCCGGCTTTGGACGCCATCGAGGAATTCCTTTTGGGGCCAAGAATTCCAGTGCCTTTCCTTTTTGGCTTCGTCTTTCCCCCTCTTTTTTACCTTTTGGGGATTGCGTGTTACGCCAGGAAATTTTTTCTGCTTCTGTCTCAAAAAGGCTTTGAGTCCAGAGTCGTAAAAGATGACCACTGGAAAAACTCCATCATGCCCCAAATTCAAAAAGAAATTGAGGCGGGGGAGTTGGTCTTTCCATCGGGCGAGGCTTTCTGGATTATGCCCCCCCAGGAATACCAGACCCGAATGTATATGGCCGGCTTTTATTGGAAGGATCCGGAGCTTCGGGCCAGTCAGCCGAAACTCCATGATTCCCTCTTCAAGATTTAGCGTCAGGTCGCAGTCCCGCCGGTACGGCTTCCCAGCTTCAGTGCGCGTCCGGTGAACGTGGGCTTCAGCTCCACACTCCATGAAATGACTTTGCCGTTTTCGCGCGTTTCGTCCATTTTGTCGACGATAAAATCGCCGTCGATGACGCCGATAGAGGAGTCTTCCGTGTAGACGGCCAGAGCACCGCCGGAGGCAAAAGCCGCGCGGATCGCGGTGATGTCGGGCGGGAAGGCCCCGCTTTCGTCCTGAAAATTTTTCAGGGTGAAGGTGATCGATGTGTCAATCTTTCCGTTGATATACGCCTTCACCAAGCCGGTAGCTACCATGTCAAGCTCTTCCGTCTCATACGAGAGAGTGAGAGCCGGGCCGGTAGCGTACTTCAGCTGCGTGCCGTCCGTGGCGGTCGCGCCTTCCTCTCCCAGAAAAATTGGGGAGTCAATGCCGAGTTTTGGTCTGTATGTCGCCATTTATGGTTCCTTTCAGTAGGGGTTAAAGACCTGAAATTCGAGCGTGAAAGAGCCGAGCGCAAGCTCTGCCGCTTCCAGCGCGTCTTGACTGATCGCGTCGCTGTTCGTGACGCTTTTGACGTGCGCGGTCCTTCCGTCTGCGAGCGTGAGAGACTCAAAAGCGTCAAAGATGTCGCCGAGTCTTTCGTGCAGGTCTACGGATCGGTCGACCTGCGAGGTATCGAGGCTTTCGAGCTTTTCCGCGTGTATGATGTCCGCCGTGAGCTTCCAGAACGCCCCCGCCACGAGGTCCTCTTCTTCCGCGTCTTTTTCCGCGTCCGAAAAGTAGACGATGACGCACATTTTACCCACCGGCAAGGCTTCCACGGTCAAATTCGGCGCGTAGCTTCGGACGATAGAGTCCGCTTCCAGACCAAGGCCCGGAGCCACCGCTTTCAGGTGGTCGGCGAGCGCCTCCATGACAGGCACGATGAAAGGCTGAGCCATCTTTCCTCCTTTCTTTCAGCTTTCCGCCTGCGCGTAAAAAGTGACGGTGACGCCTCCGCTTTCCTCATAGTCATAAAAGCGGCGGTTTCCGCCAGGGATAAGACCCCAGGTCTGCCCCCGAAACTCAACTGAATCCCCTCTGCGTGGTAAGGAAGTTGCGGTTTCATTGAGTCTGAGAGCAGACGCCAGGGCGGTGATCTGCAAGACGTTCCGTTCGGCCGATACTTTCAGAAAGTCGCGGGCTTCCGGAGTGAGTTCATCTACCAGTACGGTGATTTTGAGTGTGTTTCCGGTCTTTCCGTCACGGTAGACGATTTCCCTTCCGTCCAGCGTCAGCATCTTCAGGAAGGCGGCAGTCGCCGCGCGGTCCATGTATGTCTGCGTCATGTCGTCTCCGTAAAACAAAGGATTTCATGCGGGTGTGGCTCCCCGGCACTGTCAGTGAAAATGTAAACTACACAATATTTCTGGTTGAGGTCCGGAAAAGGAAGCGCGTTTGCCGCGCTGATCCTGTGTTCAAAATTGAACGCCCCGCCGTGTGCCGAGGTCTGCTTTTCTTCCAGATAGCAGGCGGTTGAAACGTTGATTTTTTCGTGACCCGTGACGGCTTTTCTTTCGCCGTAGTTTTCGGCGTAGACCGTGTATGTGATCCCTGCGATACTGTCCGACGGGATCGGCTGTTCGAGGCAGTCCGTGACCAAAAGGCGCATCGTGACGCCTCCGTAGGGTGAGACTCCGTATGTCATGTGTGCACCTCCAGGGTGTCGATACTCCACGGCGTGACGGCTTCCGCTGTGGTGATCTTCCAGCTGATAGCGTCTGCTTCCACGGTGTGGAAAAGCCACGCGCCGTCGCGTCCCAGCGTCTGTGCGTCAAGTCCGGCGGTCGTGATGTGCCAGAGGTCGGCACGTCCTGAAAAGACCGTCTGGACGGTCGAGGCCCAGCGTCGGACTACTTGAAAAAAATCTTTCATTGCGGCGCCACTCCGATAATACTTCCTTCGGCCGATTTCGTGACCGTCCACGTTCCAAGGACGGCACCGTCTCCATCGTAGGCGGTGAGCGTACTGCCGGAGAGCGTCCAGTTGGCGATAAGTCCGAGGGCCTGCGAGATGTCGATTTTCAGTGCGTTTACGCTGTCATTCGTTTCATCCGCCACGGCTTTGAGCTTTGAAAGACTGGACGCCGTAGCCAGCCCTGAACTCCCGGCGGCGGTGAGCGTTCGGGTCCCTGCACTCCATACCGCGTTCGCGTTCTGCGAGGCGGTCGGCACGTCGGCCGGAGTCGCAAGGTCTGCGAGTGTGCGCCCTGCCGCAAGTGCGGTGAGGTCGGCGGTCTTCGCAAGCGTTGAGGTGTCGATGCTCTGCGAGGATGTGAGCGTGCGGGATCCGTAGCTCCATACTCCGGAGGCTGTGGCCAGCGTGCTGATCCGTGATATGATGTCGGCCAGCTTTGCCTCTATCGCGGATATTCTTTCCTCTGTCCACAAGCACCCTGTGCCTGTGCTTCCACTGTCGCCAGTGCTTCCGCTTTCGCCAGAGCCGGTACTTTCGAGCGAGTAGGCAAGCTCTTCCAGCTCCGAGTACGTGAGACCTTCCAGCTCTGTATAAGTGACGTCTGCCATACCTTACGCCCTTTCGTAAAGTCCCGGCGCGGGTTTTACCACGCCGTCAAGGTCTTGCAACATGAAAAAGTTGTACCAGCGTTCCGCCCTGTATCGTCTGCATAGCTCCGACCAGCACCCGCGCTGTCCGATGTAGTTCTGGTAGGGGCTGTAGGCTTTCATCTCCGGGTCAAGATACGCATATCCGAGAGGCTGTTCTGCGATATGACGGCACGGCCAGTTCGGCTTTTCGAGTGCTTTTTTGAGCTTCGCCGCACCGGAGGGCTTCAGCACAAGCGCGTTGGTGTTGAACGCCAGCCGTGGACGCAGGACGTCGGGCGTGATCCGCACCGGTGAATAAAGCCCGGATACCATGTGATTTGCGCACAAGTTCAGCACCTCCCAGTCTTTCGGCACCTGCTGCATGAAGTCCGCGTACTTCCTGCCTGCGTCCGGCGCAAAAACGCAGTCATCTTCAAAAAAGTAAAAGGTCTCCCCGCTTTCCGCGCAAGCCGTCAAGACGTCCAGCATGTTGACGCGGTTTGAGTTGAACTCCGGGCTTCCTTTCCACCATCCCGGAGTTTCGCACTCTTCCGGAGGCTTCGCCCGCCAGACTTCAAAAGGCGGCAAAAAGGACGGATAGCACGCCGTAAAGTCGGCGAGCCGGTCGGCCGAGGTTTCCAGGTTCAAGACGTAGCACTTCATGGCGTTCCCTCCTAGTATGACGAGCCGCTGAAATATTCGTTGCCGCTCTGCCAGCTGTTGAGTTCGTAGCTGGAGCCGGCAAGGATCGTCCCGTGCAGTCCTATCTGGATTGCATTGTACGCCTGCGAGGCGTAAAATTCGAGGTCGCCATTCGATACGTTGAAAGTGCCGTAGGAAGTGCTGGAGTCCCCTTCAATTCCGCTTGCGAAAACTTTAAGCGTGCCGGTTTCCACGCTTAAGTTACTGCCATTAAAGGCGATGATGTCGTAGTGAACTACCATTGCGCCAGCATAAGGTACGTTCAAGAGCGTCTTTGAGTTGTATGGGCACCGCAAAAGGATCCCTTTCATAAAAGCCCCGGATCCCACGCCGTGCACCGTGACCGTTTCCGAGCCTGAGCCGGTATCGATATTCTGCGTGCTTTCGATACCGTCGCCGGAGGCGTAGCCGAGGACGTTGTTGTTGATGATGTGCAGGCCCTGCGCCCCCGGCATACTTTCCGAGCTTGCGTAGGTGTCCTCCAGGTTGGAGTTCGCGCATCCCACCGCAAGCGCACCGGTTCCGTCAGGGTGGATCTGATCTGCGATTGCTTTGAAGTTGGTGACGATGTCGCCTCCAACATTCACGTTATCTTTGATCGTATCCGTGCCGGAGTTTGGAACGTTGACGATGTTCTGATAGGTAGTCTTTCCCATTTCCCCCCCTGTTTCAGTCTGTCTTATGGCCTTTTATCCGGATGTAAACGTGGCCGGCGGGCACGTCCAGCGTGTGACCGATACGTCCGACGCTTTCTTCTGTCGAGACGTGCTCCAGTGAGCGCGTCAGTCGGCCGTCGTCGTCAAAAGACGGCCCGTAATGGTCGCCAATGATCGCACTTTTGCCGATGTCTTCATCTGCGGGAAAGTCGAAAGTGCCTGAGGTAGCTACGCGGATAGACTTGCCGCACTGCATCGAGCTTTGCATCGCCACTCCGACAAAACACGCGGAAAAAAGGCATCGCACGTCGTACTCTGTGAAACCTTTACCGACTTTCATGAAGTCGCGGTGGCTCCAGCACGTGCCGTCGTTGTTTAGCCAGAGCAGGTCGCCCGCCTTGATGTGCCCGGTCGATGTCTGGACACATAGCGGGGAGGTCTCCCCCCACTTCCAGTTCAGTTTATTCATCTCCATCTTTTCCCCTTTTATGGAAGGTAAAGCTAGCGTACCGGATCGTCCCTTTTTCCGCCGAAAAAGTGATAGTAACCGAGCCGGTGGTGAGCGTATCCTGCATCGTCGCAAGAATTGTTTTGGTCCATGTCTCCCACTCTTTCAGATCTGCGTTTCCCGCCGTATGTTTCAGTTCATCCATTTTTCATTCCCTCCATTCCGACTTTCCACGCCTTCACCGCCAAAAGGACGGTTCCAGCGGTTGAAAGAAGACTTATTGATATGGTAACGATTTTGCAAAAAAGGTTAATTTCGTCAAAGTTCGCCTTGACGCCTTCCGCGCTCTGCTGAAAAGCCTGCGCGGTCTTTTCAAAAGCCGCGGCGCTTTCTTTCATCGAGGCCTGCGCGTCGGTGAGGATCGCCTTTGTGCTCTCCCCAAATTCGAGTTTCAGGTCTTCCAGAGCAAGACGCGTCGACTCTTCCAGCCCTTTTTTCAGCCCTTCTTCCACGCCGTCCGGGATCGTCTTTCTGTCGAAAAAGCCCGCCTGCTCTGTCTCCACTTTCCGCAAGCCAGACTCTACGCTTTCAAGGCGCGTGATGACGTCGGCCGGAGCGCGTGCCGGAGCTTCTTTCAGCTTTTTGACGTCAGATTCCACGCTTTCAAGGCGCTTTGCCAGGGGCTTTACGATGTCGCCCGCTACGGTCTTTGCCACCTCCGCCGGGTCCGGGTCGGGGAGCAACTTTCCGGATCCGGAAAGTTCGTCTGCGTCCGCCGGGTCCGCGATCTCAAGCGGAAATTTTTCGGTGGGCGTAGACGGTATCGCGGGCTTCGCTTTCGGTGTCGTCGGGCAGGTACCGCCGGGGCACGCCCCAGCGTGCGGCTCATACTGGAAAGGGTAAGAGTACTGGACCGGTACTATCGGTCCCATGATCGGCGAGTCATCCGTGATGCCGGGGTATCCGCTCTGGTCCACGTCAGGACCGGAGGGGGCCGGAGTTGGTGAGCCTTCCATCGGCGGGCGCATGAAAAAGCGCGGGCGGGTCCGCTGTCTTTGCCGGAGACGCTCAAAAAAGCCCGCCGGGCTTCTCTCTCTCCAAAAAGCCGAGGGATCGTAGCTTCCTGTACCGGGTGAGAAAGTCTCCGGAGCAGGCGGGCCGAGAGGCTCCGGTTCCGGTTTGTTTACCAGAATACTTTTACTTTCGGCGTTCAGCTTTATCAGGCGGTCGCACTTCGGCACTGCCCAGCTTGCCTTCACCTTGTGGCCGGTGAGGGCTTCCCCAAAAAAGGAGGCGATAAAGCGGGCCGGGATCGCCAGCCCGATCTTTCGCCCTGCCGCGTCGGTCGTGTAGGCGTAGATGATCCCCACTACCCGCGAGCCGTCAGACGCCAAAAGCGCCGAGCCGGAGCGCCCCTGTTTCGGCGCGGGGGTGAACTTTATCCCATATGTGGTATCCTGTCCGACGTAAGACGCAAAATACAGTGTGGGGCTTTCTCCCAGCGGGTGTCCGCACGTTGCCAGAACGTCCCCGCTTTTCATCGAAAAAGCCGGGTCGATAGGAATGATCGCGGGGTTGTACTCCCCGCGCGTGTCGATTTTCAGGACGGCGAGGTCCGCGTCCTCATTGCGCAAGACGGTTTCAGCTGTGAACTCCGTGACTTTCCCAGCGTCGAAAAATTCCACCTTCACCCGCTGTGCGGTCGCCACGTGTGCATTGGTCAGCGCGTAGTAAAACGCACCTTCACTTCCAACCACGATACCGGAGCCAATGGCACCGGGCACCGTTACCCGGATCGCCGCACGGCTTGCGGTGTAAAGGTCTGCGAGGCACTGAAAAGGCAGGCAGAAAAAGAAGGCTAAAAACAAAATTTTTTTCATATTCTGTCCCTTAAAAAAGGAGGGGGGAGGGGAGCCGTCCCTCCCCCCGGCGGGGCGTGTGTGTGGGCACCCCGCCGTGTTACGCGCCAGCGTTGCCCGTCGGCACAAGGTAGATGTCGCACACTGTGGCCGTGCTTGCCGCGTCGGCCAGCGCATATCCGCAAGCGATATAGCCGGAGGCCGAGGCCGAGTAGATCTTCCCGTTGGCCGGGTTCACATAGACGATTTGGCCCGCGGTGATCGCGCCGCTTCCGTTTTTCGGCACCTCTTCAAACGTCCCGACGGTACAGATTGCGCCCGTTTCGCCCTTCTTGATCGGCATTTTGGAGATACCGACGAGCGAGCCAATGCAAACAATGGCGCCTTCCGCGATGTCCGCGGCGGCTTTGTAGGGGATCGTTTCTCCGGAGGTACGATAAATTGCACTCATTTTCAGGTTCCTTTCGTTGAAGTTGTAGTTTTCTGAGAGTCAGGCCGGATTACTCCTGCCCGTCGAGGTAGACGCCCCCGCGGTAGTCGCCGATAGCGTAGCCGTAGCGGTAGGTCGTCTGATAGACGAACCCGAGCAGGTGAGACGGCGCGGGGAGGCGCAAGACGCGCGGCCCAGACTGTCCCCGGAGTTCGCAAAAGTCCAAAATGGCTGCGTTCGCCGGATCGCCTACGAGGATACAGTGCGTATCGCTTCCGCCCGGCACTTTCGCGCCGAATTGCGCCATCCCGATTGGTTCAAATTGCCCGACGTACGGGTTCGATTCCAGGACGTCGCCAAAACCGATAAGGTCGCATTTCGTGTCGCGGTAGATGATCTGCGCGTCTGCCAAAAGTCCCGGAGGTACGAGCAGAAAACGGCCGGTTTCTTCGGTAAATTCCGGGTTGGCGGCGGTCGAGCCGAGCGTCTCCATCGTGGCCAGAGCCTCTACCATTTTGCCGAGAGTTTCCAGGCTGAGCACGCCGGAGAGCCGGTTGCCGTGCGCCACGGTAAAAAGTTTGTCGATGTTCGCCAGCAAGACTTTCATGCCGTTAAAGTCTTTCTGCCGGTTGGCTTTCAGACCCGCCTTTCTCTGCGTGCGCAAAAGTGCGCCGGTGGTGTCGTTCAAGAAGTCGTCTTCGCTGATCGTAATATTCATTGCGTGCGTGACCGCTTGATTTTCCCACGATTCCGAGACCAGGTTTGCGTTCTGGATTTCGCCTCCGTTCGGCAGGACGGTATCCTTCGGCGGGGCGATGTCAAAAGTAAAGTACTTCGTCGGCAAAAGAGTATCCGCCTGCGTGTGCGAGCAGATTTTATCGATCTTCGGCGTGTAGCTTTCCCAGCCCGCTTTGTAAGCGATTTGGAACGTCGCGTCAAAAATGGCCATGGCGTCGCGGGTCGAAAAGCCCGCGCTTGCTGCCGCTTCCGGCATCAGCATACCACGCATCGCAAAAGAGGCGATGTCGTCCTTCTGCCCGCGGTAACTTCGGCCGGTCGTCCTTTCGTAGACTTCCGCGAGCATCCCGCCGTAGGTAGCGCCGCGAAAAGCCCGGCTTTCCGCGAGCGTCATTTCGTCGTCGGTGAACTTTCCGGCCGCCTGCACTTCCGGAGCTTTCAGCCCGCCTTCGCTCATAAGGATCGCCGCGGTGTAGGCGCGATTCCGGGTAGGCGCTCCGGCCAGCTTTGAGGGCGCGGCGCGGTGAAAAGCGGTCGCCGGGCTTCTGCTTCGCCGAAAAGCGGCGGCGGCTTCCGGCTTCTTTTCGTCAAGATTGGCCGTGGTCTCCGGCTTCTTTTCGGCGTCCAGATCGGCGGCGGCTTCCGGCTTCTTTTCCTCTTCGTCGAGGTTGGCGGCGGCTTCCGGATTCTTTTCCTCTTCGTCGAGGTCGGCGGCCGCTTCGTCGTCGGTGAGCGGGTTTCCGTCTTCGTCCACGTCGCCCGGCAGGGGGTTGCCGTTCACGTCAAGGTCGGCACTTGCGCCGGCCGTCTTGAGGGCTTCCGTACGTTCCAGCAGGCAGCGCTCAAAGATCGCCAGCTGTTCGGCCGTCATTTCGTCAGGGTTAAAGTTCAGGGCCTGAATATAGGCCTTCAGCTCTTCAGTCATGGTAAAAGTTCCTTTCTGTCTGAGTCTAGCGAGTACTTCCGCGCGGTTCCCGGCGTCTCCGCCAAGCTCCACAAAAGATCCTTCTTTCAGCTTCCAGCGTCGAGCGATAAGGACCGGGCCGATGAAAACCTGCCCGTTGGCTTCCGCGCTCTCCCCCGGTTTTACTTCTTCGATGTCGAAAGTCCAGAGGGAGTGGGTATGGATACTCCCTTCCCAGACTTTCCCAGCTTTTTTTTCTGCGATGACGTACCGGGCGGCGGGGGCGTCCAGGTTAAAAGTCCCGGCGGCGTGCAGGGACTTTCGCCCTTTGTCGTCGGTGACGATGTGCACTTCATCGATCGTCCCTACCTGTGCGTCTTCTGCGTGAGCGTAGCAGGCGGGGACCGGCAGGCCCGCAAGGTCCGCGCCGTCCAGGTCAAGCACCATCGGCAGGTCGTAACTGTCAATGTGCAGGACCGAGCCGGAATAAAGCGGTTCAAATTTAAATTTTTTTTCCATTCAGTCGTTCATCCCATAGTGCAAGGAGTGAAAAAGCGCGGAATTCAGCCTCTGCCGGTGATCGGCAAAAGTACCATTGGACGCGCGGAAAAAGGCACCGAAAAAGGAGGTACTGCGAGAAAAAATCGCGTGGATTTTCCAGCCTTCTCACCATCTGTCCCGGTGAGGTCTCCCCTCTTAAAAAAGTTTCGAGCCGGTCTTCCACGATGACGGCCGAAAACCGCATTTTGTCCATCCGTGAAAACTCCGTCAGGAATCTGCGCGTGTCCTGCGTCAGCGTGTTGATGAAGTCCTTCCTGCTTTTTCGTTCGAGGCAGCAGGCGCTTTCGTGACCTTCCAGCGTATAGTCGCCAGTCGACAAGTGCCGTTGGCTGAGCGTGTAGTCCGGAGCGTCAGGCGCGTACTTCTTCACGTCGCGAAAAGTCCACGATGACTTTTCACGCAAGTCTGCGAGGATCTCAAGCGTCATGTGCCAGTACCTCCTTCAGCGAGGCCTGCACGGCGTCCACGAACTTTGAAACCCCCTGCGCGTTTTCGTCTTCGAGGTCGTTGATAACGTCGCCGTAGTCGATACCAAGCTCAGCACACACCATGTTGTTTGAGTAGCACCCCATACGTTTGAGTACTTCCCACGCCTGCGCGTCTTTCTGAGGGTCAACAGACGGCGGTTTCTGGAATCGCCACTCCCGCGGGATCCGGTGAGCTTTTCCACCGACGGCATCGAGCACCCGGCGGGCGATCGGATCGTACGAGCTTTGGCACTCCATCCAGAGATTAAATTGGCGGTCAAGTATCTTTTTTGAAAGCTGAGCCTGCCAGTGCTGGATCCAGGACCAGTAATTTTGGCGGTCCCCTTTGTACGAGCTGTAGTTGTAGTTGGAAGTATCCCCCAGCATAACGCCTGTCGTGCTCCCCGCACCGGCCGCGATCGCGCGGTGGACCGCACGTTCGAAGTCGTCGTAGTTCGCCATCGGGAACTTCGGATCCGGTCCCACCGGCTCCATCCCCGGAGGGAGTATCTTATAAAGCCCCGGCTCCCCCCGCATATAGGCCCCGGCTATGGCACGCCCAAGCAGGCGTTCGATCGTCTCTTCCGGCGCTCCGTTTATCAGCTTCAAAAAGCCGGCACCTCCCCGCGCGGCCATTTCGGCAGCTGCCAGCGTGTACACGGTCCACTTTCGGGCGTCAGCCTGGAGCTGCAGCGTAGGCTGTAGGATCGGCAAGCCGCGCCGTTGTGCGATAAGCTCTCTATTGGCCATGGAGAGCATCTGTTCGGCGGGGACCTGAAAATAAGCGTACTCTTCGCCCAGATTGGGGTTCGTGTCGAGCCGGGCAACATAGTAAAGAACGGGATGTAGGCCGTCATAGACGATACCGTCGATTTCGTCCGGATCGGTCGCCCCGCCGTTCGGGTGAGCGATTCTTTTTGCTTCGATTTCCTGAAAATTTAAGCCCGTTTCGTCGATGTGCGGATCGTAGACGGCCTGTAGATACGCTTCGCCATCGTACATTAAGGCCCCAATTACGGCTTCCAGTTTGTCGAGGTTCTGCGTCTGTTCGGCCCAAAAGTAGAATTCCCATTCCAGGTGGTCGCGGTCTTCATCCGCTATCTGGACCGTGCTTTTTCGGTGTCGTCCAGGCGTGAGCTTCAGTTCCGGCCCGGTAGGTCCCACCACGTGCGTTTTGAACTTTCGCACTGCGTTCGAGATGTAGCCGGAGTTTAGGTACTCATGACGTGAGCGTCCGCGGATAAGTGCGCGCTCTTCGTCGGTCGCGGTCTGCTCCGAGTAGAGATCGTGAGCCTCCGCCCAGTGGGCGGCGTTGCGGGGCAGGTTAGACGCACTTTCAAGAAAAGCCGCCATGACTTCTCCTGCGAGCTTTGCGTCTTTCAGCTTCTTTCTGCGTGTAGAAAATGGCCAGATACCCATCGTGACCTCCTAAAAGCGCGTCGAGCCTGGACGAACTCCGGCTTCAAAACCCAGACCGAGTGCGCCAGATGTGGCTTTTTCGTTCTGGTAGCGGTCGAGTTCGATAAGGTCTTTGATGTTCGCGTTCGTGATCGTGCGCCCGCCCATCGAGACGGACTGCACGCCGGAGGCGGCGATTTGAAGTGCGCTCTGGATCGGTGAGGTTTCGGCGCTCTGTGCGCTTTCAGATACGGTATTTTCGGCGTTTTCCATTGTGTCCCCTTTCGGCTATATCCCCAATATATAGTACCTCCGGGGAATGTCAATGGCAGGTGGAAAAATAGCGTACTATGGGTGGTAAACGCTGGAAATTTTTATAAAATTTTCGGGTCGTTCCCGCTGTTTTCGTCTTTTTTTCGCGTTGGAAGGCGTTCTTCCGTGCGTGTGTGCATGTTGCACTTCATGCAGCGGGTGTACCTCCTGATCCGGCCGGCCGTCTGCCGTGTGGCATAGACCTTGACGATACCCCCGCACTCCGGGCATCGTCGCAAGCGTGCTTTTTTCGGTCTTTCTTCCCCCATGCTCCCCCCCTTCATCTAGCCCACTTTGTCCCAGTCCACGCCTCCGCTGAAAAGACGCTTCGGCGGGGCGTCGTGAACGTCCAGCCTTTGCCCCTGCATGGCGTTTGCCGCGATGGTGAGGCAGAAACAGTCCCACCAGTGGTTGTCCAGGCGTCCCGGTTTCATCTTCCATTTATCGAAAGTCAGCGTGCCTTCGCTTGCGGGCGTCGGGTACTCTGCCGTGAAGTGGTCGAAAAGCCCGGCGTGCATCCCGGCTCTTGCTCCGTGGATCGTGACCGAGCCGGGGGCACCGACGGGCGCGGTGAGACGCTCCACGGCGTAGCTCTTCACTTTGTTCGTCATGACCCAGACCGTACCGCACGGCTCAAGACGCTTTCCCTTCGCGTCCGTCTCCGGCCGGAGCAGGTAGGCAAATTGGCACCTTGCCTCAATGTCGCGCTTCCGCGATTCCCCCGCCGTGTTTCTTCCGCGTGAGGGAAGAAGTGGAAAAGCCGAGAATTTACCGTTCTTTTCGTACTGTCGGTAGGCGCGGGAAATGGCGGTCGTGATCGTCTCCCGGCTTTCCTCCCAGTTCGCGTCGATAAATCCGCGGTCTATCTGCATCACCCCGCCGTCTTCGCACTCCCAATCGCGCTCCATAAGCGCGGAAATTAAGGCGTTTACTGCGATATTGTGGCGTCCCTCCATACTTTGCGCCGGGTACAGATCGCGCAAGGGCTGAGGCGGCTTTACGGCTTTGAAGATGACGGAGTTCTGCTCCGGGATCGTGCCATAGGCCACGATGTGGCCGGAAAAACCGTCTCTCCACGCGGTCACAAGCCAGTACAAAAGCTCTTTCTGAACGTCGCACCCCAGCGTGAGGTACTTTGTACCGCGGGGTACCATCCCGGCGGGCAGGTCCTGCAAGACCTTTTGAGCCAGAATGTCTTCCGTCAAGCGGGTATCCGTCTGATCGGTGAGCGGTGAATTCTGGTACTCTGCGAAAAAACCGGCTTCGTTGAAAAGGTAAATGTCCATCATGTTCTGGATCCCGCTGATTTCGTGCGAGTCGAACATTTCGGGCCAGTCTACCTCTGCGCCCGCGTCCATCTTTTCGCGGTTCTGCCGGTAAAATTCCAGTGCCAGACTGTAGCCTTTGCGCCAGGCGTCCGGATCGTCGGGGTTTTCCGCCCAGGCGTCAGATGTGCCCTGTATCCACGCCTTTTTGTATTCCTGCCAGAGGTCGAGGTTCACCGGCATCTTCGGCATCGCTTTAAATATTCTGCCCTGGTAGTCAGGGAACTTTTGGCGGTCTGTGACCTGTGACATAAAGCAATGCGGATTCAATCGTGTGCCGGGGACCAGGACGGTGAACTTCCCGCCGCGGTTCTTCATCCCCTTGATTGTGCTTTGAAGGATCGTGAGGTCGCGCTGAACGTTCCGCGGATTGCGAGCGGTCGTGTCTTTCTGTATGTCGTCCAGAATTAGGAAGTCGGGTCTTTGGGAGTGGAATTTCTGCCCGCGCAAGCGTCCGCCGTACCCCATCGAGCGCAAGATCGCGCCCGCGGATTTCGAGCCGGGCACCATCGGGAAAACCAGCTGCCGGCTGGACCACTCAAAACGTAATTCCGCGCCGTCTGCGAGCATCCCCGCGGCGCGTTGGGGCTTCCCTTCCAGACGTCGGACGGGGAGGCACACTTCGGGAAAGTCTTCAAGAAGGAGGTCGTTGCTTTCAAGTTCGTACTTGATCGCTTCGTAACTGTCGCCCGCCGCGTCTTTCGAGGCTCCGGCAAGGATCGCGAAGCGGATGTGGCCGTACAAAAGCCCCCAGCACGTGACGCCCTCCGAGTGTGTGGTCTTCGCACCGCCACGGCTCATGCACCATGCGTAGGTTCCGCCGTCCAGAATAGCCTGCTGCATAAGGAGTGCCGCCGCGCGTTGGGACTTCGAGAAAGGCTTCGTGAAGACATTAGGGCGGTAGGTCTTGCAGAAAAGCAGATAGTCTCGCTCACACGCGGCCCGGCGCTCCGGATCGGCCGGAGCAGGGATCGGTCCGATGTCACGGCCAGCCGCGCTCTGCTCTGCTGATCGCGCGGCCATGTCGGCGCGGTGGGCTTCATACGCCAGCCGCTTTTCTTCGTCTGTGAGTTCCTTTTTCTTTCGCCCCATGTCCAAAAAAATAAATAAAGTGTGTCTAAAATTTTATGTGCTTCGGTGGCTGTTGTTTTCTCCGCGGGCCTAGGAAGGACCCGCGGGGGTTTGTTCGCCCTGCCGGTGTCTGCGTCAGCCGTTGGCGGCGGCCAGCTCCTGGAATTTTTGGACGGCTTCCGGGTGTTCAGACTTCCAGAGGTTCAGCGGATCGTCTGAAAAGTCCCAGACATGGTCCGTATATCCAACCATCCGCCAGAGTTCGCGCCGAGTCTTCTTTTTCGGCGCCAGCTCCTTGACGCTTTCCGTGAGCTTCAGCCGGCAATTCAGGCCCTCCCGTTCGGCGTTTTCGATGACTTCCAGCACGCCCGGCTCTCCTGCCATTTCGTGGGCGGTCTGCATTGTTCCCCACATTTCCCGGAGGTCTTTCCATCTGATCTTTTCCCACGCCGTCCGTTGCTTACGATGTTCGAGGTACTTTCCCCACGCGGTCTCGATCGCCGGGGTCCGGAGCGTCTCCGGCAGTGGATACGCCAGAGGCAGGACCAGCTGCGCGTCGTCGGTCGGTTCCGCGGTCCTGCGTGTCTCCGAGCGCGTCACGCTGCGAGCCACTGAACGCATTGAAGGAAGGAGTGAGTTTTTATTTTTATTTTTATTTATATTACATTCACTCTCTCCTTCTATCGTCCCAATTTCAGCCGTGATCGCGTGAATCACGCCGTGATTTCGTGCGTCACGGCGTGATTCTTCCTCCGTGCTTTCTTTTTTCCACTTCCGACGCGCTTTTTCGACTGCCGCCCGTGCGTACCGCTTCATCTCCGGCGTGACAGTCTCCGTGCCTGCCGCTTCGTCCTGAGACGCGCCAGCCCGCCGGCCGGTCTGCGTCGGAACGCCCTGCCCCTCCTGTGCTTCCCGCCCATGCAGGGAGTCCAGAGCAGCCGCCAGCAAGCCCGGCGCGTTTGGCGCGTCGGTCGGTATGGTGAGCCGAATTTCGGCCCCCGCCGTCTTCACTTGAATTTCGATGTTCATTCCGTCCTGATCCTCATTTGTTCGTCGAATCGCGCCCCCAGCGCGTCCACCCACCGGTCGACCAGAGCTTCGGCCTCTTTCGCCTGTCTCATGGTCTCCGGCTCTCTGCTTTTAAAGTAGGCACACTGCAAGGCCCGCATCCTTTTGACCGTGCGCCAAAAGACCGCGAGCCTTTCCGTGTCCGTGCGTTCTGCCGGCTGTGTCATTTCACCGCGTCCCCCGTCTGTGCTGAAAGCAGGTAGGGGTTCCCCGGCTGATCTTCATCGTCGGGCCAGACCACACTCAAGCCGGTTTCCCGGCCTCCCTGCGTCTGTCCCTGCTCCTGCTCCAAAAGGAAGGCGGGCGGTCCCACCTCCTCCACGATGTCGCCGGCGTGCATCTCCACCCACTCCCGGCTTTTAGAGATGTCCAGCGTGCGGTACGTAAGCCCAGTGTCCTTCGCTTCCTGCCGGGCGTCGTCGCGCTCTTTACGAGCTGTCGCCAGCTCCGCCCGCAGTCCGTGTGCATTCTGCGTTTCGATCGCCCAGGCGGCGCAAAAAAATACTGTGCAGAAAACCATTGGCCAGTTCACCATTCCCCACTCCATCATTTCACCACCTCCGCAAAAGCAAAAACTTTATTCCAAATTTCCACGGCAGCTTCTTCATCGCGGCCGTACACTCTGAATCTGTGATCGTGCCCGGCGCAATCGGCGACCCACCCTGTCTCAAGTGGGCTGTCGGGATCCATTTCGTAGACGGTCGGCTCTTCCCCGCATATCGGGCACGGCGCCACGAGTACTGGCTTCTGCCCGCCGTCAGCCGCCACGATATGTACCCAGGGATCGCTTTTCGCTTCACTTTCCTGCCTGAGACGGTGCGCAAGGGCTGTCTTCCACGAGTGGATGGCATTGTGCGGCGGATCGTGAAAGCCGGTCGTGTTGCCGCATTCCCTGCACGTGATCCGCGCCGTCCAGTTGTACCGGTTGACCTGCACGGTCGCGGTCCCGCCGCATCTGTCGCAAGGATAGAGCACTACCAGCTCTTCGATCTCCTCTTTCAGCCGTCGTGCTTTTTGGGAGCTTTCTTCCTTCCAGACTTCCAGGCATTCCGGGCAGTACCAGTCGCCGCGCACTTTCAGCCAGTCTGCCGATGTCCTTTCTGCATCGTCTTCCAGCTCCAGCTCTTCCAGGTAGACTCGGCTAACGAACTTTCCGCATCCGCCCGCGCAATATACTGTTTCAGCCCACGGCTTCGGGGCGTCCGTGCCCCCTTCTTCCGCTTCCAGGCGTGCCGGGGCTTCCGTCATGTCCTCAGGTTCCGGCTTTCTGCACACTTCCCGCTTTGCGTACGTCGTCGGCCGGATCTTTCCGTCCTTCCCGGTCCGGGTCTCCGGCAGGGTCAACTTTCCGGATCCGGAAAGTTCCCTCATGCACTCATAGACCACACTTTTTGACCTGTTCACCACGTGGGCTATCTCTTCCGGTCCCATTGCCGGATCGCGTGCCAAAAGAAGACCCACGGCCCGCGTCACGTCGGCACGGGTGAGCCTTGCGCCGTGGCGGGCGTTCGTTGTGATCGAGTCTTTCTGCGCGTCAAGCCAGCCGTAGCCGTCTTTCATGTGTGGCAAAAAAGGCTCTTTCGCGTTGATCTCTTCCAGTCCTGCACGCTTTGCGGCTTCGAGGCGGTGGTGGCCGTCGATGACCAGCCACCGGCCGTCTTCCTGCTTCCAGACCAGAATCGGGTCCCCATAGAGTGTCTGCTTTTCCCGGTACACGCTTTCCAGCGTCTGGATAAGGTCATTATCCAGACGGACGCGAGCCTGCATCTCCGGCAGTGTGTCGATGTTTTTCAGTTTGATTTTCATTTGTCCTTTGGCTCCTTTTAAAGTTTTAAGTTCCTTCTATCGTCACGCCTCCGGCAGGATCCCGGCGGCGGTCGAGGCATAGTCCGCCGGTCCTGCCGAGTGCCTGAGGCGTGCCGTGTGTCAGTAGTACCCCAGCGTGACCCTTTCGATCTTCACGTCGTCCGGCAAGTCTGCGAGTCTGCGATACTTCGCCGGTCTCCTGATCGGCCCCTTCAGCGTCTCCCCGCCCTCATTTTTCGTGAAAAAGTAGAGGCCGTCATCGGTTGAGAAAGTCCAGACCGTGCACTTTCTGCCGCCCTTTGTGGCGTCTGCGAGAAAGCCCAGTGTGCGGATGTCAAGGTCTTCATGCTTCACTTTTCTTCTTCCTCCCTCTTTTCTTCAGGCCATCCTTCGGCTTCCGGTAGATCTGCTTTACCTGGACGAGCAGGGCATCGTCCGGCAGGTCTTCCAGTCGTGCGTACTTCGGCAGGCGGTCGCCGGGCCGATACGGCTTATGGAAGTCCACCCGGCCTTTGTCGATACGGACGGTGTATGTCCCGTCGTCGGTCTTGTACTTCGCCACGATGACCGGGTCGAGTCCCAGCATCACGAACGCCAGCGCGCTATTTTCGATGTCATTCTTCTTCACTGCCTTCTCCTTTCATACTCATCAGCTCCACGAGGCCCAGCACGGCATCCCCCGTCTTTCCGCATACGTGCACCATCTTCACCACTTCGGCATCGTCCGGCAGGTCTTCAAGTGCTGCATACTTTGCGGGCGGTCCGTCCGGCCGTGCTCCGGCACGGATCTCCACCGGAGACCCTTTTCTCATGATCGCGAGGTATTGGCCGTCGTCGGTATCGATAAAGACCGTCAGCTCTCCTTCTGCCGCATTGACGAGTGCAAAAAGCGCGGTCTTTTCACTGAATCTTTTTATGTCCATTTCGGCTCCTTTCGTTTTAATTTTCCGGGAAAATTTCCAGCTGCCCGGAGTCTTCCCGTTCTTTAGTCTCCCGCAAGTTTCGTCTTGCGTTTTCGAGTTCACCCTTCATTTTGTTCGCGTGGTCCTGCGCCTTTCTGTAGGCTTTTTCCGCCTCCAGGACGCGGTCCAGCGCCGCTTCCACCCTCCCGCTTATCATGTCTTTTTCCCCAGTGCCGATTGTACCATTTCACGTCTCTGTGAAGTCTTTTCAGCCTTTTGATCGTCTTTTTTTCGCGCTTTGTCATGTCTTCTCATCTTTTCTCCCCCCTATGGTCAAAAAGTTGGAGTTTGGCTGCGCCGCCCGGCAGTCAAGGGGGTGAGCTTTCGGCCCGCCCGCCCGCCGTTGGCACCGTGCATTTCAGCCGGTTCCAGCCGTCAGGACGTAATGAAAAACCCCTGTAAGTATGTAAGCACGTTATTTTGCGCTTTTCAGCGCGTTCCAAAAGTTTTTGGTATCCGCCTTCACCGCGGCCGTGCTCCGTACTGCCTGAGGCGTGAGCGAGCGCTCCGATGTCTTGCCCGCCGCGAGTGCCTCCACCAGATCGGCGGATACCTGGATTTTCTGTCCTATCTGCCGCCATTGGGACCGTTTCCAGCCCCGGCACCAGTTCCGGATCGTTTGCTGAGTCACGCCGAGGCGTTCGGCAGCTGTCCGAGTGTCGATATACCGCACCATGTCTCTGCCCTCCCTGCTTTGCTTTTCGATTTTTTGTGTGTGTTTGTGTTTCCACATTGACCGCCGCCGGAGTCGGACCGGCGCCCCGCCATGAAAACCCACGCAAAAGAACGGGGGACCGCCGCGGTCAGATCGGGCATTTTGCAGTTTTTGCCGTTTTTGCAGTTTTTGCCCGTGTCTCTGAAAAAGTATTCTACCATGACCGGCATTTTTGGGTAGCGGGTGAAAGTGGGTAAGTTTCAATTTACCTACTCTTACCCACTCTTACCCACCGTAAAAATGCGCGTCAAATTTTTTCAGAAAGTTTTGTAAAAGCCGAATTTACAGTGATTTTGTATGGAATATTTTCTCGATCCAGCTTCAGATTGACCTGTTTGGCGGCGTCCAAAATCGTCCTCCACTCAGTCAGCGCGTCACCCCATATGTCCTGCCAAACGTCGCGATTGTTCAGCTCTTTGCCGGAACTCGCCATCTTCAAGAGCCGGTACTGTATCGAGCCGCGGAAAGTCAGGACTTTCCCGCCATAGGTGACGGTCTGCTTTTCATCGTCAAAGGTGAACGCCAGCCCGGCCGGCATCGTCTCCGGCTCCGGTTCCAACTTTCCGGATCCGGAAAGTTCCTCTGGTTCCGGCTCCGGATCGTCGAGCTGTCGGGCGGTACTTCGTAAAAAGTCGAGGGATACGTAAAGCGTGCCGTAGTCGTCCGTGAAAAAGTCACTTTTTTTCACCGGCACATACCTTCTGGTCAAGACTTTCATCGTGATCGTCTCCTGCAAAAATAGGAAAGGTGGGTAAAATATCCACTTCTATTTTTGCCCTAAAAAGTGGGGATTTGCCAGAGCACCCCCTTGACGGAAAGAAGATTTTCCGTATATTTAGAAGTGCTCTGGTTTGCTGGAGTAGGCAGGTCTTTTCGTTTCTCAGGCGGTGGACCTGCTTTTTTATTTCTTATTCAGTATTTTTTCGGCTTTTTCAAGTGCTGCATGACGAACGAAGGAGCCGAAACCTTCTCTTCCTCGCGCTTTATCGATTTTCTCCTTTTCTATGTCTGAAAACATCACAGAACGATTTTTCCGAAGGTCTTCCGGATTTTTAGGAGGTTGTCCCTTTCCAACCATTGTTAATCTCCTTAATATTTGTTTTTCAATCATTAAACCTAATTATATATAATAAGGTTTAATTGTCAATAGGGGAAATGCTGAATTTTTCAAAAAAAGTCAAAAAAAACGCCCCGTTGAAATTCAGGGGCGCATTTTTTATTTCAAAACAATCCCTTCCAGTGCCTCAATGCGGCTCTCAAGGACATCCAGACGCGATTTTTCTTTTTCCT